GTCTGACCTGACTTATCTGTGCCAGAATGCCAGTGTCGATAACCCCTGACGCTGCATACCTTTGCAGTTCGTTAAGAGTGCGTCTGAAGTCTGGAAAGAACTTCTGGACAACCTCAGCAACCACCGCATCAGTAAATTGTATATTTTCTGAGGTAAGAATGCCACGACATCTTTCAAAGAACTTACTAGCGATTTCTTGTTTTTGTTTTCCACGAGTATTGCAATCAATAACAGTTGTACGAGAATGTAATGGTTGTATAATTTTGTTCTTAAAATTACACGTAAATATAAATCGACAATTGTTTTGAAACTCTTCTATAGATGCACGCAATAACAACTGAACGTCATGTGTTGTGTTGTCTGCTTCGTCTATAATAATGACTTTGTGTTTTGCACTAGAAGTCAACGATACTGTAGATGCAAATTGTTTTGCAGTGTTCCTTACTGTGTCAAGAAATCTACCTTCGTCAGATCCATTGATGACAATAGAATCTACACCTAGTTCATGACACAATGCTTTTGCAACAGTGGTCTTACCAATTCCTGCTGTGCCACATAGGAGAAGATTAGGGACTTCTCCTGCATCGACAAAAGACTGGAATGTATCCTTCAGATCTTTTGGAAGAATACAATGCTCAACATTCTTAGGGCGATACTTTTCTACCCAAAGAAATTCATTCATAATTTATAACCAATGTGGTTTGCGGGAGGGGTCACGCAGATAGTTGTCTGCTGCCCATGGTTTACTAGCAATATAATACTTGTATGCTGTAAAAATGTCAATAGATGTATCGTATTTGAATTGGTCAGGACCTGCAAATACAAAAGGTGTATGCTTGGTATAGTCTGCTGATGGTAAGAGATGTGTTGCTTCTAGTAGTGGTCGATGACAAGAATGAGTTTTGCCATAGCGATGAGTATATTCTAGAGACAATGCAATACCATGTGTAAGTAACCACCATGCATTTTCTAGAGTATCATTTGCCCATATTGTGCAAGGATGATTACGAAATGCACCTTTAGATGTTTTGTATGGTTGACCATCATTACGATGAATTTTACCATAGTCATGACCCCACTCCTCAGAACAAACAATAGAAAGCATTTGACATGTTTCTAGTGGCATCTTGACAATGTGTTTGTCAGGAAGCACTTTTGCTGAGAGAGTGGGGTCAGGGTCGGTAACAAATATATTCATAGCATAAAGGGTGTCTTACCCATTATACACAGAATCTGGTTCAAGTGCAATAAGATATTCTAGATCTCTGTTTGCATCTCTGAACAATGCTGCATTCTGTTTGCTGATAGTAACTCCATAATCTGCAGGAAGTAACTTGAGATATTCTACTTTAAAATTAAAAGTAAACTTAGCATCAGTAGTTCCTACCTTTACCGAATAGTTGTTTGATGTGTCGTTCTTTTTGTCACGTACAACAAGTTTGATATCTTTACCATCACCAACAACTGCAAGATCATCTACACTATAGATAGATGCTGCTCTAATAAGGTTGTTTAGGTCAGACCATGCAACCACAAAGGAAACATCTTCACTAGGGATCTGTGCCCTCTGTGCGGGTGGTTGTGTGATTGTTGATGGGTCAGCAAAGAAATATCTTGATTGACATTTTTTATCTTTGATAACAACATAGTTGTCATTCTGAAAATCAAAGTCAGGATTTTCAAAAAGCGATAGACCAGATAGGAATTCTCCTAGATCATATATCGCAAAGTCTTTTGGAAACTTTTCTTCTACAACTGCACGAGAGAGAATGTTTCTCTGGATTGATAGTGTAGATAATTCCTGTCCTTCCTTAAAGGTTATTGACGGATTAATATTGGAAAAGTTCTTCAGTATGTCAAGTGTCCCTTTAGACAGTTTCATTTACTTGCTTCCTCCATAGTATAGAAGTAATATAATAATACACAATAGTGCATTGCTTTCTTTATGTCAAGTGTAGGTGTCCCTTTCTTGTCATAACGACTTAAGTATTTCATAGCATTACCTCGGCAGAACCCTTTGGCATCACCGAGTGCTTGAATAAAATCTAGAGTTTGGAACTTGTCCTTACTCACATAGTGCTTGGTGTAAGTCTCACCAATGTAGTCCTTCATGAGATCAAGAACCACGTCCTCATCAAACTTGAATTGGGGTCGTTCTGTATTGATCTCCACATTGCCTGTAATGTCTGGAGCATCGTAGTAGGGAACATCGTCCCCCAGTGAGGGGAACTTATATTCTCCGAGTAATCCTTCTTCTTCCAAAATGTCATAAAGTAACCAGTATGCCACTATTATACCTCAAAGGATACGTCTGCGTCAACCTTATCGTAAAGTTGCTGAAACGCTTCCTTGGTCTCTTCGTCAAAACGAGAGATGCAAGTAGTGATTGCCTTAGCACGATTGCCGAAGATCTCGTATGCTTTTACGATGTGAACAAGTCTACGTGTTGAGATAACCTCGTCGATACCACCGTCAAAGAATGTCTTGCGGATGATGTCTGCCCAGTCGCAAAGTCTCTTGTTGAACTCTTTGTCTGATGACAATAGATCGAGCATCTTCTGCTCTGTCTGTGGGTGAGGATAGTTCTGCTCAAAGGTAACAGGGAATCTCTCAAGGAATGCTTCGTTAAGAACGTTAGTGCCTACGAATCTGCCATCCTCAGAACCTTTACCTTTTGTGTTAGCAGTAGCAACAACAGTGAAACCTTTTGCAGGTTTTACATACTTGCCGATCTTCTTAAGGAAGACACCTTTGCCTTCAAGAATAGATTGCAAACATAGGATCTTGTTAGATGCTAGGTCGATCTCGTCAAGAAGTAGAACTGCACCACGCTCAAGTGCTTCGACTACAGGACCGTTGTGCCATACTGTGTTGCCATCAACAAGTCTGAATCCACCGATAAGATCGTCTTCGTCTGTCTCGATAGAGATGTTGACTCTGATCAACTCTCTGTTTGCTTTAGCACATGCCTGTTCTACAGAGAATGTCTTACCGTTGCCAGATAGACCTGTAATGAATGCAGGATAGAAAATGCCTGATTGAATAATCTTCTTGACATCGTTGAAGTTGCCAAATGGAACGAAGGTATTGACTACCTCTGGAATAAGGTTCTGCTCAACTGAGGGGATTACAGAGGGTGCTGAGAGTGCTTTTGTAAGGATCTCTCTGCCTTCTTGTATAGTTAGATTCCATGTGCCTTTCTTGACTTGGAACTGTTTTAGTTTGCGAGATACAGTTGCGTATCCTACAGAATACTTTGTTGCAAACTTTTTGACATGTGATGCGTCGATGTTATTACCGAACTCGTCACGTAACTCGTCTACAAAGTTGACTGGTAGTTTTCTCTCAAATGGCATGATAATGAAGTTGTGTGATTTGTATATTATAATAATGCCACATCACATATGTCTTTGCAATATATGATGTGACACTTTGTTGATTGGCACTATGCAATCTGGTCGATGAAGGAAGATAGAATCTTCTTGTTCATCTTCTTTCCTTTTAGAGACTTGACGAATGCTCTCTTGATGTCTGCTTTTGAATCTGACTTAGGTTCAAACTCAGCATCGTTCTTGAGTGCTGATGCTGCTAGACCATACTGAACTGTCCAGTATGAAGATGCACAGATGAATGATTTTGTTTTCTTCCACTCTGCATTCGCACGTGCTACGTTCTCTTCTGTGTATTGGTCACCGAAGCAATCAATCTTGAATCTGTGCCACTCACCTGATCCTAGTAATCTGATGTTCATGAAAGAACACTCAGGGAATCTGTCACGTAGGTAAGATACGAACTGTCTTGTCTGTCCTGAGTAGTAGTCTCCTGAGAATGGATACATTCTACCTGTCTTGCGATCACGTAGGATATATCCTGCACCCATGTGTGATGCGAAGAGTGACTCTGTTCCTTCTCTATCAACATACTTCTTACCCGCACGTAATGGATTGCCATCGCCATCAGTTAGACATACAACGTGAACCTTCTGTGCTCCTGTTCTTGTCTTGAACTCAGGGATGATGTCATTCATAGCGATCAATGACTCATTGAGTGGAGTGCCACCTAGTCTTAGTTTCTGAGGAACACAAACACCACCATAATGAACGATGGATGATGCAAGACGAAATAGATTTTGTTGCTGTCTGTCTGCAACTCTCTTGTTTGTTTTGCTTGATAGAACATTGAGCATGTTGAAGTTGTCAAGGATAACTTTACCGTTGATCAAAGACTCTTCTGCAACATCATGGTAACTGCCATGATACTCATATGCATCAGTGAAAAGATATACATCATAGTCAATACCAACCTTGCGACAGAATGATACAAGTGTCAATGTTTGCTTGATAGTATCAAGAACCTGATGATGCATAGAACCAGACCAATCAACGTTGAAGATTAGACCGTGACTCTTAGCATCAGGGATTGTTGTGATCTTCTTGAATAGATCATCATTGTATTTGTATGTGTGAAGATTAGCAGTATCAAGAACACCTGTTCTGGATGTAGTAGCACGTGCATAACCATCTGCTGCTTTCTTCATCTCAAACTCTTTTACAAGATAATTAACTTCTTTGTTAGAAGATGTCTTGAATGCTCTGTATGCTGCATCTGATGAATCAAGATCTTGGACTCTGTATCTTGCTTGCTCCATATCATACTCATCAGCAAAATCTGTTCTGCGTCTTAGTGCATCTGTATTTGCATAGTGATCTGAAAGATAGTCTGAGATCTCTTGGTTAGAAACATTATACTTGATAGGAATAGTAGGAACCTCAACATAGATGTTCTCTCCTGCTGCCTTGTTTACAAGTTTTTTCTGTGATTGTGTTGCTGCCTGTGCAGTAGATACTTGTGGATCAGAATCTTGAGGACCGTTCTGACGTCCTGCAACTGATGGGTTACCATGCCACTCTTCTGGTTCTGTAGATTCTGTATCTGTATCCTTGAGGATGTCAATTGGTTGTAAGTCTGTTGCTTCTTCCTGACCTTCTTCCTCTCCTGCATCTGTAGGAGCATTAGATGACTCTACAGTGTTGTTGTTTTCTGACTTACCTGTAGATAGATCTTCTAGAGGATTGTCTGAGTCAAGAGCGTCATCTTGCTGAGGTGCTTCTTCGTTCTGCTTGTTGTCAAGTTGCTCTTTACAGAATAAGAAGATCTCTTTAGCAAGTGCAACTGCATCGTCAAATGTTTCTAGAGCATCACACTTAGGAAGGAATGCTGCTTCCTCTGCTGTGAATGGGATGTCTCTGTAGTTGCCGATCTTGTATTGTAGATTGATCTTGTCTGCAAGATTAAGTTGTGTAAGATCTTTGTTGTTAAGACCGAAGAACTCGTCAATGTCAAGTGCTTGGTAACCTTTGAAGAATGTCTTTGGAAGACCTTCGTATCTACGCTTGATGAGTTTCTCGATACGGATATCTTCTGTTACGTTTAGGAATAACTGAGGAACTTCATCTAACCAGTCGCTGTCTTCTGGTGTGTATAGTGCATGACCTACTTCGTGTGCGATGAACATGTCGATGACATCATTGCACTCATGCTCCCATGTAGGTAGAGTTAGGACTCTGCTGTATACTTCAAACTGTGCTGTCTCTACAGGACGATGCTCTACAATAAGATTCTCTGTGGCAAGTAGTTTAGCAAGTGATTCTTTGACGATGTTCATGATAATTGCTTTGTTGTATAATACTAGTATACAAAGAAACCCTCCGCTTGGGAGGGTTGATGTGACACTTTTTTAACTGTCTTACTCTGGCACGTGCCTGTCGCATTGCTTGTGGTTTAAGGTGGCGTTTCTGTTCCTTCTTGGAATGATGCTGCCAATTAGGGACTCTCATTATTCCTCCTTTGATATGACTGAGAAGTTTTGTTTTTTCTCTACACGTAAGGTAGATGCAAACTTATCCTGTAAGGATTCTGTTTTGTGTGAGATTACAAACACATTGGTCTTGTCAGACACAGTGTGTAGAATTTTTAGGAAGTCATCTGTTCCTGCAGTGTCCAGA